CTCCCTGTGCGTCCGTGGTCTGCCTCAAGATTACTTCGTAGGCCGACAATACTTTCTGCTGCGTAGTGAGTATTCCTGTGCCGTCATAGATCCCTAAGGCGAGGGCTTCAGCCTTTAGCGCGGCGTCATCCAGGAGTACGGAGTAGCGACGAAGCGGTTCCGCGCTGCCCCTAAGCCCTGAGCTAATCGCGTTGATTGCGTCTTGTGGGCTGGTGTTTTCAAATGATGCAAGATCCGCTGACAACTTTACGAGGTCAGTGGAGAAGTCCACAAGTTCTTCGTCTGCGAGTCCGGCAGCCTTCCCCAGTTGGGCAAAGTTCGCAGCCGCTTCAAGTGCCTGGGTTTCCGTTTGCCCCAAGGCTGTAACGCTAGTTTCAGCGAACTTCATAACCGAGTCGGCTGATTCACCAAAGATCACCGAGATTTTATTCTGGGTCTCTATTAGGTCGGATGCCGCATTAACAGCGTCCACACCGAGCTTGACGGCAAACGCTCCGGCGGCGGCTGTGGCAGCGATTAGGGCTGGGCCCAGGTACTTGCTGACCGAATTACCGAAACCCTTCAGGCCACCTTCAGCCTTATTCATTCCTGCGTTAAACTTTTTCAGGTCAGCGGCCAAGAATATTGTGAGGGTCTTACCTGCCGCAGCCATTAGATAACCGCCCATTTCTTAACTACACGGTCTACTGCTTGACTCCACTCGTCTATGGCTTCAGGCCAATAGTCTGCCTTCTGGAGCCAGTTTGTTCTCTGAAACGGGCTAGTGCCTGACAGATCAGCCGACCCGCCGCCCTTGCCTGTGCTGGTCGGGTATCTGAGCATGTTAGTGGAAGCCCCACCGCTAAGAACTTTCTTCTGAAAACCGATCTTGACGGAAGGCAAACGGTCGTTCCTAGATCTAATTGAGTCAGCCAAATACCCGCCCCAAGACGGGACTTTTTTGGCTGCTTTCTTGTATGCGGGAACCATATGCCGGTCAGCGATCACGCGGCTAGAGGCCCGAAGCTCTTTGGTGGCTATTTTCCCGAGCTTCCCAAGGTCACGAAGTAGAGGGTTGAGGCCGTCAATGTAGAGGTCTACCTGTTTAGCCATCGGATTTCAACTCCTCTAGGATCGTGACAACCTCGCGGCCTGTCAATTTCTTCACTTCGCTTAACGGCCAGCCGGTCGCTACCGCTATCTGGATCATTAGCCTGCCGTGTGATCCTGTGTAAAAACCTCTGCGGATTCACTCACCATATCTACCTTGACCCTGTTGCGCCTCGCCCACAATTTCACTGTGGAGATATTCCCAGGCTCTTTGTCCTCCAGGTAATAATACGCGATTGTAAGCCGCATGCCTTGTTCGCTGGCTGGTTTGTTTCCTTGTAGTTCTTCGTACATAAGAAAGTCCACGGGTAGTGTTTCTATCTCTATTGTTTCGTGGTTATCTGATTCAATTTTTAGTCTTGGATACATGGTGCTCCCCTTTGCTCTCGTTGTTTAAGTGAAGGCAATCTCGCCTTCAAGTCCTACCGTACACGTTGCGATCCCATCGGCTGGGAAGGCGACGTTAGCTGCGTTGATGTACATGGCCGCGCTGACCCATTCGCCGACTGCTGACGCGATTGTCATTGCTACTGGTGTGGCTGCGGTGATCGCTGTCTGAAGGGCTTCGTACATGCCCGTGTTCTCGTCATACAAGAAGTCAAGGCTGACGGATGAGATTAGATCCACCTGATCATACGCCACGCACGAGAGTGTCTTGGTGCGTAGGATGGTTGGGTTTGTTTCTACTGTGCCTGAGGTGATCTGGCACTCATACTGGACTGCGGGTGTGCCAAGGCTAACCGTAAAGGCTGCCCCTGCGACTGATACGGCTGCTGGCATTGTGTTACTCCTTCATTTCAATAGATAGATTAATTTCGGTACTAATAACGGTTCCTTGGGCACCTAACGACAACAGTTGAGGAGCTGATACAGACTCCACACTGAAGTTGTTAGGTACTTGGGCGAGTAGCGTGTCTACGGCTGTTTCTGTTTGTAGCGTGGCCGTGTCATTCACTCGGGCGTTGATGTTGATGAGTACACGCCACCGGCAACGGTAGTTCAATGTGCTGCCCAGCCTGCTCGGAATAATCCAGGGACTGTCTGGGATTACAACTACGCTCGGCGTAATCGGGGTTCCAGGTACTGTGTCGTAGATCCGGTATCCAAGGCCACTGAACGCTGTGATGAGTATGGCTCTGGCCTCTGTTGTGAGGGCCATTAGCCGACCTGTGTTTTCATGTCCAGGTAGGGGGTGAGTAACGCCATCACTCGCTTAGTAACCCACACGGATAGGCGGTATGGCCCTGCCGTGAAGTCCACTGAGACACTCTCACCACCGGCTGCTGTACGAGCTTGGAATATTTCTACTCCGACACTCATTGTGGCCTGCTTACATGCGGCAGGCTCAGCAGCAACGGCGGCGTTAGTAATCAGGTACCCGATCAGATCGGAGGCGGCAAGCGCAACATCATCTAGGACAGCGGCGTCGGGTGCGACGTACGCTATCTCTAGGTTCTCGGCCAGTTCTGCGCCGGTGAGCAATGCCATTTGATCGGGTACCTTTCGATTACTTGACGGTGGCTGTTTTGCCAGCGGCTACAACTTCAAGGCTAATGATGCCTGCTGCTGTGTAGGTCGCTGCGGTTCCGTATCCGTATACGGCAACGTCCCGACCGAGTTGGCTGACGTTGTCCGCAGCGGCTAGGGCTGGGGATACTTCAATCCATGATGCGGTGCTGCTGTTGGATACTAGGATGGCTCCGGCGGCAAGGTTCCGGTCATGAATGACTGGCAAACCGGAGACACTCACGCCAAGTGTGCCTGCTGTGGCCACACCGGACACGTTTTGTGTGCCGTAGGTCTGTGGGAAGAACGTTGTCCACCCACCGATTTTAGCGAACACATCGGACGCGACTAGGACGAACTGTGCAGGGTTACCGGTAGCGGTCTCCACAGCAACAGATCCCGTGAACACGCCTTCACGGAAGGCTGATCCGTCCGTATCTGTTGCGAAGTTGTAGTTTTGCGGGGTTGATGCCGTAAGCATCGCGTCCACGAACACGTTGTCGGTAACGAGCGCGTACGAGTTTAGCATGATCCGGTTGTGCGCGTCTAGGTAGCTTGGGCTAGATCGTTGCAGCAACTGGAACGAGATATCTGAGCCTGCACCGTAGGTGAGTAGGCTTGCGGTTCCCTTTTTCAGGTCAATGCGAACCGAGTTGACTTCGGCCTTTTCCGCGCTCTGCTGCGCAACGATGAGGCTAAGGTCACCGTCAAAGTATGGCCAATTGAAGTCTAGGCCGCTGGTTCCTGCTGACTCAACACCGAACGCGGTGATACCTGGGCGGCCAAGATCCACAATATTCTTGACTTGCTGCATCCAGTTTGGAGGCATAACGCCTGGGTTGTTCGTGGTGATCTGGTCTACGAGTGCGCGGGACTCTTGCTCTCCGCTGAGTACTGCCTGTGAGTACTCGCCCAGTGAACGATACTTAGACAGTTCGTGTGTTTCTTCGGCAGCGAAAGCACGGGCCTCGATGCCTTTCATATCTTCACGCAATGAAGCGACCGCTTCACGGGCCTCGGAGTCTACCGAGACAGTCTCGGTCGAGGTGATTGTCTCGGACATTGTTTCTCCTTCTTCTTCTTCTCTAATACTGCTCACACCGGCTGTGGCATAAGCAGGGTATGGGGTCAACGAAACCTCTAGCAGGTTCGCTGTGGTGTGCTGGATCGCATCTTTAGCACGATTCATGGCTGACTTGATCGGGTTGAAACCCACGGATAAGCCTTTGATGGTTCCTGTGCGGGCTAGGACGGCAGCGTCACGGCCCTGCGCAGTATCAACAATATTAAAGTCAATATATAGGCCATCTTCACGGTTCTCTGCACCAGTGATCTTGCCTACTGGTTCGCCGTGACGGTACGCGAGTGGCTTCCCGATCACGTTGTCAAGGTCAAAGGACTCTGGGGCGAACGATTCACGCACCCCACCGATCATGGTTTCTGTACCGTATGGTACGGCCATGCCGTGACCTGAACCGACAACGTCACCGTCTTCGCCCTCTTCACGCTCCTGAAAGACAACTGTGGATTCTGTGTTGAGTTGCTTCATGTTTACTCCCTGCTCTGGCTGTACACGCCGAGTGTTGGTAGGTCAAGGATCATTTTCGCTTCATCTTCTGTGATGACTCCGGTGGGCAATAGTTTGGTGATGAGGTCTGCTGTGTCTAGCGGGTTTGCCCGTAGGAAGCCTGTGGTGTCAAACTTGATGGTGTGGCCTTGAGGGGTTACGTCTGGCATGGATAGCCGCTGCTCCACTAGCATCATCACGGGACGTAACGCTGTGTCAAGTAGTTGCCGGTAAAGGTCAACCCTCGATGAGTAGGTGAGACTTGAACCTGGGACGCCGGCCCCCACCCAGATCGGGTCAAGGTTGAACAGTCGGGCGATTTGTGTTGCGGCGAGGTTTTTGCCTTCCACGAGCTGCACATCACGGGCCGAGAATCCCATCACTTGCGCGTCTATGGCGTTGGATAGGTACGCGGTTCCCCTGTTTGCTCGTGCTTCTTCCCACGCGTCAAGCAGTAGATCAACCTGGGCTGCCGGTAAGTCTGGCCCACTATTCTTGAGTGCCACAGTCGGTATGGGGGTCTCGCTGTAAAGGATTGTTGCAGCTTCCAGGGCTGCTGCCGTGTTAATTGCAGTGGCCCCGTTTGCGAGTACGCCGCCCTCGCCTGAGCCGTAAAACTTAATCACATCGGATGTGGGTACTTGCCTGCCCTCATAGTAGAAGGGATCTGCGGGTGGCTCTGAGTCATCTTGGACACTTCCACCGTAGTAACTGGGCGTGTCGGTAACATCTTCGACCCGCATGACCTTGATCTCGCTGGGAAAACCATCCCATGTTCGGCGTGTCACTAGCCAGTAGGCGCGGTCATACATCATTAGATCTGTGAGAGTCCGAGTCATTACGCCGGAGTACGGGAGCACTCGGGATGGCATCTGGAGAAACGATCTAATTGGGACGGGCGCGTCGTAGCGGTATTCCCGCAGTTGGAATGCGCTTATCGTGTGCGTGTAAGTCTTGAGGGCGTTCACGAACGCCGGAACCTGCATGGCGTTAGCCATGGTGCTGTTTACTTGCAGCTGCTTATTCAGTAGGGCTATGAGTCCACCGGAGTCACGTACGTGAGAGGGCGCGGACGCTTGCGCTGCCTGCTGAGCCTGGGAGGACTCGAACCCTCTCACGACGTTCAGGGCTCGGGGGAACACCATGAACCCACCGTAACCCTTTACCATAGGTTTAGCAAACTGTCAAAGGTTTGCGTGCTTTGCGCGTGTCTAGAATAGTGTTTTTTCGGCTAATCGTTTGGCAATAATTTCACAGTATGCCTCGTCTAGTTCGCACCCTATAACTGTGCGCCCCAAGTTTCTAGCCGCCACAAGGGTAGTGCCTGAGCCCGCGAACGGGTCGGATATAACTCCGGCGGGTACTGACTCAATTAGATATTCCATGACGTCGCCTGGTTTGCCATGCGGGTGTCCATGCTTGACGTATGCGTTAAGGCCTCGCGCCCCGCTTTTGATTACTGAGGATCGTCTGGCTGGAGATTCTGGGAATTGGTTGCAGATATAGACGGCCTCCCAGTCGCGTCGAAAGCCGGCGTTGGAACCAAATATGCCGGCGTCGGGGGGTTTCTGCCAGACTAGGACTTGCTTAGCATTGGCAGGTGGCAGTAACGGGGAACCAAAGACAAGGGCCGGTCTATTTCCCCATTTTATTAGGGCAGCGTCTCGGACCTGGGTTGTGGCGTCGTTGCGGATACCGTCGTGTGCGGCCACCGTTGTAGTTGCCAACAGTCCAATTTATTCCATAGGGCGGGTCAGTGATGAGCACATCAGCATTTAGCCACTCGGTGTCCTCTAGACAATCCCCATGCCAGAGGGTCACTAGCTCGTCCTGGTAGTAAAGGCTCATGTACGCCTGCTCCTTGATCGTATTGTGGCCATGCCCCTGGGTGTTTTGGCTGCCTGGCTGATTGCGAACATGGTGGCCCGTGCAGCGTAGATCCCACTTGACCCCATCGGGCTAGTGAGTACCCAGCCGCCTTGACGTTGTCCTATACGAGTGCCGGCGAAGTGCTCCTGGAGAATGATGTTCCCGTCATGCCGGATTTGTGTACGGCTGAAAAGGTCTTGAAGTACTTGTGTGGCTGCTACTGCTTCACGCTGCCCCACTAGGCCATCGAACCTCGATGTCAGCCTGTCCACGTAACCTGGGGTCACTAGTATGTAAAGGCTCGGGTGCTCGGCGCGGATCTCAGCTAGACGGATATCCACCTGTCCCATGGTGCGGTGTGTGGTTACGCGGGTAACAATGTGGCCGGCCTCATTAGGGGCCGCTATTGCGACAGCGTGGCCTTGCCCGTCAAAGTCAGACTCCACAGCTATACTCCACACGCCCTCGGCAGGTAACGGCACATCCTCGTCTAACGTGTCACGCCACCAGGCCGGTTTAAGCCAGTGATTAGCCTTTGTCACCCACTGGTTCAGGTATTCGCGACGGAAAGAAGTTTCCTCCACGTTAGCGTGTTGCTGTGTCAGGAACGCTTCACGCTTATCGCTCCACTCAGGGCTTCCCCACTTCCACGTTGATACTAGATCGGGGTGGGCTTCTGGGGGTGCGCTCCATTCAAGTAGCAGGACGCTAGCCCCTTCATCCTCTGTGAGCCGGTCAAGTGCCCGAGTGCGGTACACGATCATTAAGTCGCTAGTGGAGTCACCCGCCGTAGACACCAGGTAAAGTTGTGGCTGCTCACGCATAATCATGGTGGGCCCAATACTCTGATCAATCACGTTCCTGGGGATCTGCCACGCCTCATCAGCGAAACACATGCTGATACTGAAACCCACCCCAGCCGAGTCATTACTTGCACTGATAATCCAACGGTCACCACTCGGAAGCTCAATACCGGCGCGCTCATTACCCCACCGCACCGAGGTTTTCCCGTATTTCTCCACAGCCCAATGGCCAGCAGGCCGCATCACCTCCATAGCCGTAGCTCGCTTATTAGCGATGTGCAAGATCGTCTGAGTCTCACCAAACAATTTAGCCGAGTGCATACGCCACATGCACAACGCCCGTGACAACCAAGACTTCCCACTCTGTCTCCCTACCGTGATCATCACCGTACTCCACACAAGCTGCCCATCCTTGTCATGTTCCAAGGCTCGATCAAGTGCGTACCTCTGCCACCCGAATAACTCCATCCCATAAACCTCACTAAGCCACTTAGCAGCGTCCCCACCATGAGTCCCTGTAACGGCCGTGGACGGCTTAGTTTCAAGCCGAGGTAATACGTAACCATCCGGATGATATCGGGGCTCTAAAGCCCCTTCCTGCTCCATTTCGATACCCCCCGGGGTATAAAGCGG